AAGAAATTGAACGTATAAAACAATTAATGTAAAAAAAAAGTCCGAATTACTTCGGACTTTAATGACTCTCGAACTACTAAGATTACTGAATAGTTTGAGTTGAATCGGTTGCTACTGCTGTAGTATCTACAGTTTCAGTAGTTTCTTCAACAACAGTTTCTTCAACGGTTGTTTCTTCTGTAGCTTCTTGACAAGAAACTAGAGCGGTGGCGATTAGAGCCAAGAAAAGAATGTTTTTCATAAATTTGTTTTGTTTATGATGTAAATATACACTCAAAGTTATAAATGTCAAATAAATGTACAAAAAATTATTTATTTTTTTTATAGTGTCTATTATATTGGACATTTAATAATTTTTTTGATCAAACGAAATATTTACAACTATACGATATTTATGTTTATGAATGATTTAAAGAGAATTTTAAGAGAGAATCTTAAGAGACATATAAGAGAGGAATCTGCGAAAAAAAAACCAGAAGTTCATGTCCCTGAAAACTGTTTTGGTGGGCCAAAGACTTACGCTGGTGGACTTGTAGCTCTTATACAGTTATTAATGAAAGATAATGACAGGGATGCAAAATTAGCTGTTGAAGACTTTAAACAATTCCTGAAAGGAAGTTCTAAGATTGACGGTAAAGTAGTGGTTCAGATTCTCCAAAAACATGGAAAGAACCAGTACATTTCTTTTGCTGGTTGTTTTTAAACCCATCGAATTCGATGGGTTTAGTTTGTGGAGCTAGGTGGATTCGAACCACCGTCCTGTGAATTATTTCACGAGAGGCCTACATGATTATTCGATTATTCATAACCGACAAATAGTTGGTTCTTATTTACCATTATTACCAACAACCGTGGGAGTTTCACTTAAATCGGTAGAACCCCTAACTTAACCTCCATTCCTTTTTGGGTAGAAACCACACCGTAAGGACTTCTGTTGCAAGGTACTTAGTCCGTAACCCCCGGTGATTGTCTCAATTAAGCTACAACCGCGACATCAGACTTCAAGAGTCCGATTGTCTCCATACGTGCGAAAACATCGCCATTTGATTGTTTGAACCAGTTTTTACGAGGTTAATTCAGCCCCGTCATGCCCTCTCAGATCCATTGAAACCAGTCGATTCCTGTTAGCCCCGAGTGAATATAAATATACTGAAAAATTTTGAAATGTCAAATTCTTGAACTATATTTGTTTCATTATGGAATATAGAAATTATAACTTGTTGAAAACTATTTTGGCAGTCCCGACTAAAACTTATCAAGAGGACTTGATGATCGAGTTTCTTGACAATTATTTGACTGAACAGAATATACCACACTACGTGGATGATTATGGGAATGTTTATGCCACCAAAACATCAGAGAGATTTCAAAATCAAGTTTTTCCTTGTGTAATAGCACATACTGATACAGTTCACAATTTGGTTGATCAAATTATAGTTGAAGAATTTATTGGTAAGGACAGACAACAAAGATCCAAGACTTGTTTAAAAGGTGTAAACTCGAATGGTAAACCAACTGGTATTGGTGGTGACGATAAATGTGGAATTTTTGGAGGACTTACAATATTGATGGATTTACCACATGTAAAGGTGGCATTTTTTGTAAGTGAAGAAACTGGATGTCACGGCTCAAAAAATAGTGATCCAGAATTTTTCAAGAACGTTGGATATACAATTCAACTTGATGCTCCAGAAAATTATATGATCTCTGAAGTTTGTAGTGGTGTTCGGTTATTTGATAGAGATTCAGATTTTTTCTCGAAAGTAAATCCGATTATCACCGAAATGATGATTGATGCCCAGTATATGTATCACCCATATACTGACGTTTCTCAAATGGTACTCAAACACGGATTGACCTCAATTAATATTTCTTGTGGGTATTACAATTACCACACCGCAAATGAATACATTGTATTAGATGATCTTTACAATTCAATTGAGGTTGCCAAACGAATGATTGAGTCATTGGGTTATGAAGTTCACCGAATGGAATCAAACAAAAGATTGCAAGATTTTCGTTGGTGATAATTGGTGAAAAAGAAAAAGGGGACTTAAGTCCCCTTTTTTGTTGATATCTTAATCTCTTCATCTTTGTAGGTGAGGTAATAATTTTTACCTTCCACAATATCACCCGACAGATATTTTTCGGAGATTACGTCTTCAATTTTTTCTTGAATAGCTCGTTTGATTGGTCGAGCACCATAGGTCTCATCAAATCCAACTTCAGCAATATGTTCAACAACTGAATCTTGACAAGTCACATTGATCTTTAATCCCTTAAGACGACTTGTAAGTTTTGCGACTTCAATTTTAACAATCTCTTTGACCTCTTCTTTTCCAAGGGAATTGAAGACAATAACATCATCAATACGATTGAGAAATTCTGGTTGAAAATATTTTTTCATTTCAGATTGAAGAATTGATTTTTTCTTTTCTTCTTCAGCGTACCTACTTGTTGTGAAACCGATGCCAGTTCCGAAATCTTGAATTTTTTTGATACCAATGTTTGATGTCATAATAATCAAACAATTTTTGAAACTAATTTTTCTACCTAGACCATCCGTAATATGTCCTTCGTCAAGCATTTGAAGAAGTGTATGAAAAATATCCTTGTTGGCTTTTTCAATCTCATCGAATAAAACAAGTGAGTATGGTTTGGCTTTTACCTGTTCGGTAAGTTGGCCGCCTTGATCATAACCAACGTATCCAGGAGGAGCACCAATCAACCTAGAAACATTATGTTTTTCTTGATATTCACTCATATCTACACGAATTAAAGCGTCAGGAGATCCAAAAATTTGTTCAGCCAATTGTTTTGCCAAATGTGTTTTTCCTGTTCCAGTTCCACCTAAGAAAATGTAACTACCGATCGGTTTATTTGGGTCTTTAAATTTCAAACGGTTTCTACGAATTGATTTCGAAATTTTGGTAATCGCTTCGTTTTGTCCAATTACTTTTTTAGATAATTCATTTTCAAGATTGGACAAATTATTCTTATCATCCAAAGTCAAACGGTTCAAAGGTATTTTCGTCATATTGGACACAACATCCAAAACCACATCCACATCAATTGGACGTTTGTTCATCAAGAGTTCTTCTTCAAATTTTTTCTTTTCAATTTCTAGTTTATCCAAAATTTTCTTTTCAGCATCTCTTAAGTCGGCGGCTTTTTCATAGTCTTGTTTTTTGACCACATCCATTTTTTGTTTTTTAATTTCAGAAGCTTTTGTTTTAAGATTTTCAATAATTGGTGGTGCTTTGATATCAATTTGTGATTTGGAACCAACCTCATCCAGAATATCAAAAGCTTTGTCTGGGAACTCTCTATCCGTAATATACCTATCTGCCAAGTTCACACAGAGTTCTAATACTTCATCTGAATACGTGACTTTATGGAAATCCTCGTATCTTGATTTGGATTGTTTGATGATTTGGAGTGTTTCCGTTTTTGATGGTGGATCTACAACAACTTTTTGAAATCTTCTTTCAAGAGCACCATCTTTTTCAATATGTTGTCTATATTCATCAAAAGTTGTCGCACCAATACAATGAATTTCACCACGAGATAATGCTGGTTTGAAAATATTTGAAGCATCCATAGCTCCCGACGAATTCCCAGCACCAACCATAGTATGGATTTCATCAATGAAAATAATGACATCGGGATTGTCAGCAATTTCTTCAATGATAGCCTTCATTCGTTCCTCAAATTGTCCACGATATTTTGTACCAGCAACAATTGAAGTAAGATCCAAATTTACAATTCGTTTATCCCTTAGATTTCTCGGACATTTACCTTCGTGAATTTGAATTGCTAACCCTTCAACGATTGAGGTTTTACCAGCACCCGGTTCACCAATGATAATTGCGTTATTTTTTTTTCTACGAGATAAAATTTGAGCAATTCGAGTAATTTCTACTTCACGACCAACAACTGGATCCAATTTACCTTCAGCGGCTAATTTATTTAAATCCCGACTAAAATTATCCAATACAGGTGTCCCACCACTTTTTTTACGAACATCTTGTTCTTTTTCGTTTTCGTCCATTGATTCTATCATTTTCTTTATTTTTTTACAAATATAGTGAACTATTGATTAAAAAACAATCTTTGTCATATTGTCAGAAAAAATAAATTTTTTATGTCATATTGACTTATTTTTCTGATTGGTATATTGTTTGTATATGTTAGGATAAAATAAAACTAAAAAAACAAAGTTATGAATAAAAATGTGATTATCGGTATCGACTTAGGTACCACAAACTCGGCGGTAGCAATTATTGAAGGTGGTCAACCTATCGTGGTTGCTAATTCAGAAGGTAAGAGAACAACACCATCGATTGTTGCTTTTACTGATAAAGATCGAAAGGTTGGTGATCCTGCAAAAAGACAGGCGGTAACCAATCCAGAAAAAACAGTTTCTTCAATAAAAAGATTTATTGGTAAAGATTTTGATAAATGTAAAGCAGAATCAAAAAAAGTTCCTTACAAAACAACCAAAACATCAACTGGTCTAGTTGGTGTAAAAATTGATGATAAGACATATACACCACAAGAAATTTCAGCAACTATTCTACAGAAAATGAAAAAAACAGCTGAAGATTATTTGGGTTATGAAGTAACTAGAGCGGTTATTACGGTACCAGCTTATTTCGGCGACCAAGAAAGAAGTGCTACTATTGAGGCTGGTGAAATTGCAGGATTGAAAGTTGAAAGAATTATCAATGAACCGACAGCCGCAGCATTGGCTTATGGTTTAGATAAAAAATCAAAAGATTCCAAAATATTGGTATTTGACTGTGGTGGTGGAACTCATGACGTATCGGTACTTGAAATTGGTGATGGGATTTTTGAAGTAAAATCAACTGATGGTGACACACATTTGGGTGGTGATGATTTTGACAATGCGATTATTAATTGGATGACATCTGAGTTTCAAAATGAATATGGTGTTGATCTTACAAAAGATCCAATGGCCCTCCAAAGAGTTAGAGAAGCTGCTGAAAAAGCAAAAATTGAATTGTCGTCATCTTCGAACAGTGAAATTAATTTACCTTACATTACTGCTCGTGAAGGTGTCCCTGTTCACTTTGTTAAATCATTGTCAAGAAGTAAATTTGAACAACTGACAAAAGAATTGGTTGACAGAACAATTGCTTGTGCGAAAAAAGCTCTTAAAAATGCAAAATTAAAACCATCCGAAATTGATGAGGTAGTTTTAGTTGGTGGATCTACTCGTATTCCAGCAATCCAAGAAGCGGTTGAGAACTTCATTGGTAAAAAAGCAAATAAATCAGTTAATCCTGATGAAGTTGTGGCTTTGGGAGCTGCTATACAAGGTGCGGTTCTTACTGGTGATGTAGATGATGTACTACTTTTAGATGTTATTCCATTGTCATTTGGTATCGAGACTATGGGTGGTGTAATGACAAAAATTATTGAAGCCAATACAACCATCCCAATCAAAAAACAACAAACATTCTCAACAGCTGTTGATAATCAACCAACTGTGGATATTAATGTACTACAAGGTGAAAGACCAATGGCAAATGATAACAGATCCTTGGGTAGATTTTTCTTGGAAGGTATTACACCAGCACCACGAGGTGTACCACAAATTGAAGTTACAATTGATATTGATGCAAATGGAATTCTTCATGTCACCGCAAAAGACCAGGCGTCTGGTAAGGAAAATAAAATCAGAATTGAGGGTGGTTCTTCATTAACACCAGAAGAAATCGAAAGAATGAAACGTGAAGCTCAAGAAAATTTGGAACAAGATAAATTGGCACAACAAAGAGTTGAATTGTTCAATCAATGTGATAATCAAATTTTTAACACGAAAAAAAATATGGAAGAGTGGAAAGATAAGTTTACTGAAGAACAATCTACGAAGTTAAATGAATGTTTGGAAAATCTAGAAAAAGCTTATTCTGAACGAAATGAAGAAAATTGTAAAGAATATTCGGAAAAACTTAATAAAGTCTTCACTGAAGTTTCAAACGAAATATACTCAACAATGAAACCAGAAGATGATATGAATACTACAAATGATATTCAAGACGTTGAATTCACAGAAGTAGAAAAGTAATTTTCGTATATTTATGAGAAGACCGACCCCTAAAAAAGGTCGGTCTTTAAATTTAAAAACTATGGCAATATCAAAACAGACAATCGAGGGTACTAAAATAATAAATGAAGTACAATCAAGTAATTTAGTTAGGACTGAATATGATACTAGTGATAGTAGTTTGGTTGTAGAATTTAAAAATGGAACTAAATACTCCTATGAAAATGTTCCTCATAAAATCTATGCTCAATTTAGATTAGCGGAGTCACAAGGAAATTTTTTCAATACTAACATCGCAAAAGCATTCAAATATAAAAAACTGACTTGATAATATATTTATGACGAATGGAAGGTTATCAAGAAATACTCAAATCATTTGAAACTAGAGATATTCTCAATGGTGAGATATGGAATGATGTTTTTACCGACAATCCAAGACTCAAACCTCAAATCAGAAAAATTTTATTGAAAATTGCTTCTGAGTTTCAAGGATACTTAGGTGATGATATTTTTTTATCGGATGTAAGGTTCACCGGGTCTTTAGCCAATTATAATTGGTCGAAGTTTTCTGATATTGATTTGCATTGCATCATAGATTTCGAACAATTCGATCCATCAGAAAGAGAATTGCATAAAGAACTCTTCAATCTGAAAAAAACACTTTTTAATGAAAACCATAATATTAGAGTTAAGGGTTATGAAGTTGAATTATATGCAGAGGATATTTCAGAAAAACATGTATCATCTGGTGTTTATTCAGTTTTATTTAACGATTGGATCAATCAACCGATTAAGAAAAAAGTAAATATAGATAAGAAATTTTTCTTAAAGAAAGCGGATACAATGATGGATAGAATTGATAATTTGATGATTGATGTTAAAGATCTAGATATTGATACCGCATTGAAAAAAATAAAAGATTTTACTGACAAACTTAAAAAATATAGAAAATCTGGGTTAGATAAGGGTGGTGAGCTTTCATATGAAAATATGATATTCAAATTTTTACGAAGGAATGGGTATCTAGAAAAACTTCAAACATTTAAAAATGAGTTAATGGATAGGAAACTTTCGCTTTAACAATCCAATAATTCAATTATTTAACATTTCAGTATATTTATAACATAAAAAACTATGGAAGGAGCATTTAGCGCAGGTACAGAATATTTCGAGTGTAGAGTTTGTTTCAGTAGTTCAGGTTGTACTTGTACCTCCTCAACTCAACAAACTTTACCACATCCTATTTGGTCAACAAATAGAGAAGTTGCAATTATTCAGTTAGGTATGGTGCAATTGGGTGGAATGCACGGACTTAATTCATAAAAAAAACTAAAAAATAATAAAATGGCAGATCTAAAACCTATTGGGAGTGAAAGATTAACTGGTGAATCCAAAATACAAAGAATTTTGGAAATTTCTCGTTATAAAGAGAACATCCCTAACAACATCAATGAAACCGCAAGAACTGAATATAGTAAGGTTTTATCGGACGGAAAAGAATATGAGATTGTTAAAGAAAAAATGGGATATGTAATCAAAAAAAGAGTTGATGAATCTTATGATTACATTGAACCTATGAAAAACAGAAAACACTATGGTTCTTATTCAGCCGCTTTGAAACGTTTGAATTTAATAGCTAAAGAGGTAAATAGATTAGTTGAAAATGAAGAGGAAACACCTTTATTTAATTTAGGTGAACAAAAAAGATTTACATTAAAAACACCAAAGCCGCCAGTACCACCCTCAGTTCCAGCAACAGATCAACCAGTTGCACCCGCTGAAATGCCAGCACCAATGGGAGACGTGACTTCCGCTGATGATATGCCACCTGTTGATATGAGTCAAAATATGGGAGGTGAGGAAACACCTATGCCTGATATGGGTGGTGAAGAAACACCTATGCCTGATATGGGTGGTGAAATGCCTGATATGGGTGGTGGAAAAGAAGAAGTTTCTTTTCGTACAATTCAAAAATTAACAGGAAAACTAGGTCAAAAACTAAGAATGTTGGATGACAGTGTTGGTATGACATCTGAAGATGTAAAATATGTATTAAATTCTATTTTATCTGCGGTTGATTTATCAAAATTAGAAGACGAAGATCGTGAAGATATTTTAGCTAAGTTCGAAGAAGATTATGATGAAGATATGATGGGATCAGATGATATGGACGATCAAATTGATGTCGACACTGAAGTTGATGTTGAAGAACCCAAAATGTCAGCACCAAAAGAAGAATTTAGTGAGGAAGATGAGGATGGAATCCGTAAAAAAATCGGTTCAATTATGGACTCAGTTTTTGCTGAATCTGAGGTTGAAAAACTTTTATCTCAATACTATCGTGTGAATGAAAACGAAAAGAAATTGAAAGATAAAAAAATAGATGAGTATAAAAAAGTAACATTGAATCAAGTAAACCAACTAGCCGAAACAAAAAAACAAAAGGATAGTGCTGAGTTTATTATAAAAGAAACCAAGGGATTTAAGTTCAAAGGTAAGACTAATCTAAAAAACCTAGTTTTTGAAAATAATGGTGAAATTTTGAAAATTGATTTAGATGGACAATTTCTATGAGTCACTTAATTTATATCAACGGACTAGGCCCGAATTATAAAGGAGATAACATTTACGAATTTATCTTTAGTGACTCTTTTGATGTGTGGGGAGATAACTGGGATTCAAAACCAGCTCACGGTCATCCATTACCACCTGAAATGAAATACATAACTAAAGTCGGTATTCTACGCAATACTGAGGTGATACTAGATCTAGTTCAAAATTCTGACTATATGGGTGTTATCGACGCTATGGAAGACATAATAGCCCTTGGTTGGGAAACAGATGAAAGTTGTGGCGAAAATAAAAGATTGGTATTTAAGTTTGGTGAACCCGAACAAAGTATAAAAGATAAACTTTACGAAAGAGATGTCGTATTGGAATTTGAAAAACAAATGTCTTATGTCTAAAATTAAAATTAATAAGTTAGTAAAAGCTGGACTAAGTAGAAATATGGTTTCGCAATTGTCCGAAGGAGCAATGGATGTGTTAATTCAAAAATTTATTTTGGATGAACAAACAGGTACAGTTACAGTACCACAAAAAACCGATCCAACCAAAATTCGTGACTTAGCTAGTAAAGGGTTAAATGTTACGGTTGCAAATGAAGTGAAAGAAGATGAAGAGGATTCTATGGATTTTGAAAAAGGTGAGAGAACTCAAGATCCACACCAAGTTGGCCCATCAACAGACGATGGTTTTGGTAATTATGGCGATGGTATGGATGAAGGCGAAATGACTGAAAAAAAACAAAAGAAAAATCCTTGGGCTATTTGTACAGCAACTATGGGTAAAAAATTTGGTACAACTGAAAGAAGTGATTGGTCTAAAAGACAGATGAAAGAATATGAGAAATGTGTAATGGATGTCAAAAAACAGATCAAAGAAAATAAAAACCCCCTACTTCCAATCCTAGAAAATATAACTAGAAAACAAATTGAAACCAATTTGTTACCTCAAATGGATAAAGCCTCATTAATTGAGATGGTCGCTAAAAACCAATCTATTGTTAAAAGACCACTTCATAATTCATCCAAAGATAAAACCAAAAAGATGAAAAAACCTCTCGGTTCTATGTTTTCAGTTACTAAAGAAAAATTTGAGAGTGATCTCAAAGAAATGGAAAAAACAGAAGGAAAAACACGTGAGTTATCACCCAACCCCGGTAAGACCAAAATTCCTGATTACTTAACTTTTGATCAACTTAATATTAAATTTAAAAAGTAATGTTAAAGAAAAAATTTATTAAAGAAGCACCAATCGACTATGGTGATAGACCAGAAAGAATGGATTCAGGCACACAGAGGAAAATAGAAACTGGGCAAACTCCTATTTCCAAACAACCTTTTATGCCTAAAATCACAGGAGCACAAACATTCGAAGAAGTTATTGCCTCTGAAAGATTTAAACAAGTAATCGAAAACATTCGTAGATATACTAACATACCTGGTCCTGTCGATATGCGAAATATCGGTCAATTACAAATGTTATTAATGTCAGCACTCCGAGAAATAGTAAACATTGAAAGACAACAAAAGGAATATTTAGAGAACTTATCAATTGAATTGGTTAGAAAAGAATTAGAAATAGGCCTCTCTGAGATAGAGTATGAATCTTATTTGGTTAGTCCTAGTGACATTTCCAACGAAGGTTTTCAAATGGAACCTGAAGAGAAATCCGTAGAAGAAATAGCAAAATTATTTCAAACTCCAGAAAAAGATGAGGATGAAGAAGAAAACCCAGTCGAAAGTTTACTCAGAGCCTTAGAAGAGTTTAATATTGAAAGAAGTAAGAGAAGATTAATTAATATGTTCATTCAAGGTGCTGGGGCTAAAGCCCAATATATGTACCATTTGATTGAAGAAAAATTAAATGAACTAGATCCAAGGTTATTAAATTTATACGGAACATTAATGTCCGTCAATGAAATGTTATATTGGATTTTGAACGAAAACATGCTAGGAAATTTGATGGGAAGTAAAGCTGGTTCGGTTGAAGTCGATACAAATCAAGATCCCCCGAAAGTTGTTGCCAAAGGGGTTATTTTTCCAGTGTTACTACACGAGCTCGTGAAAGGAACGTATGAAGTTATTGGAAAATTCGGATTACCATCAAACCCTGAAAAACAAAAGATGGTTACAGGATACGAGGATACGTTACCTGCTGAGGTTTGGGATTTAAGATTTGGGCCTGTGTTTTGGGAAAGATTATTAAACGTGTATCCTGATAGGATTTTTGAATCAGGACAAAGATTTATACAAAATTATTTGTTCCAAAAATTTGTTATGATGAGTGCTGAAGAATTTATTGATCTAACAAAAATGATTCTTTCGGGTAATCCAAAAGCAAATCAAATTTTGGATAGAATGGTAAAAGAAATATCGGAAAGATTAAGAGAACTAGAAAATGAAGCTAGTGAAGAAGATGAGGATGATGAATTTGGTGATATTAACATTGACGATATTTTCAATCGATAACTGAAATGAAATGGGATTTACTAAAGAACAACTTTTACTTGAATATACCAAGTGTGTTAGGAATACAGAATACGCTTTAAAAACATATTTGCAAACTTATGACAATACACAGTCAAAGTATGTTCCTCTAGAACTTTTTCCAGATCAGGCGACCCTTATTAAAGATTACGAAGAGCACAACGAAAACATTGCAAAGAAATATAGACAAGCTGGTGTATCTACAGTTACCGCGGCTTGGATTAGTAAAAAATTAGCATTCGCTCTTAAAAACAAACCCGAAAAGGTTTTGTGTATTGCAAATAAGTTGGATACAGCAGTTGAATTTGCAAATAAAGTGAGGGGGTTCATTGACCAATGGCCGAGTTGGGTGGGTATTACCTACAGTAATGAAAAAAATTCCCAAAGACACTTTAAAATTTCTAACGGGTGTGAGGTCAAAGCGGTTGCTACGTCTAAGGATGCATTGAGGGGTTATACACCAACAATTCTTATTTTTGATGAGGCGGCATATATTGAGGCTGATAGTGATTTCTGGGCGGCTTGTATGGCCTCGTTATCGACAGGGGGTAAAGTAATTGTTATTTCAACACCAAATGGATATGACCCAATATATTATGAGATCTATGACCAATCTTTAAGGGGGATCAATGATTTTAAAATAACCGAAATGTTTTGGTGGAGAGATCCAAGATACACCAAAGATTTACAGTTTTTGAAAGTAGATGATCTTATTCATTTTTATCTTAACAGAGATGAATACCCAAATATAGAGATTGTTGATTTTTCAGAAACACTACCATTCGATCGAGACTATGATGAGATCCAAAAACTATTGGAAGACGGATACAAACCAACGTCAAATTGGTTTGAAAAAATGGTCAAGAAATTAAAATATGATAAAAGAAAAGTTGCACAAGAATTAGAATGTAATTTTTTGGGGTCAGGTGATAATGTATTTGAATCCAATATGATTCAAAGAATATTGGAAAATGATGTAAAAGAACCAGTGAACAAAATGGTGAGTGGTGGTTTGTGGTTATGGAAAGAACCAGTTTTGGGACATCGATACATTATGGGTGTTGATGTGAGTAGAGGTGATAGTGAAGACTTTTCAACTTTTCAAATTTTCGATTTCGACGATCGAGAACAGGTCGTTGAATATTTGGGAAAATTACCCCCCGATAGTCTAGCGGATATTGTTTATAAGTGGGCAACAATGTATAAAGCATTTGTTGTTATTGATATTACTGGCGGTATGGGTGTCTCAACCGCAAGAAAACTTCAAGAACTAGGTTACAAAGATTTATATGTTGATGGTATGGATATTGCAAATAAATGGAAATTTGATCCCAAAATACAAGATAAAATACCAGGAATTAATTTTAACAATAAACGAGTACAAATAATTTCCGCACTAGAAGAATATTTTCGTCACGGATTGAAAATACATTCAATTCGTCTTGTTAATGAAATGAACACATTCGTTTATATTAATGGTCGTCCTGATCATATGAAAGGACAACACGACGATTTAATTATGTCTCTTGCTATGGCGGTATATGTTGCCGATTATTCATTTACTCAGTTACAAAAAGTATCACAACAAGCAAAAGTTTTATTGGAATCTTGGGAAGTAAAAACATACGAACAACCGTCATCTCAACATTTTAATCCAGCATTACCAAACACAAATTATAAAGAAAATCCAGCGTTTAGAAATCAACCATCAAGAGCTGACTATGAACAATATTCTTGGTTGTTCGGTGGTGGTAAGCGTTGATTTATAAATCGAAGTATTTACCATTAAAAGATGGAAGATAAAAATTTAACAATATGGCAGAGGCTTTCCCAAAGTTTTGGGTCTAACTCACTTCTAGGTCAGGATTTACCTACATATAAATTTGATAAGAAAGAATTACTCAGAACACAGAGTAAAGATGAATATGAAAAACAAAAACTTCAAGCACAACAAACTTACTATCTTGTAAGTCAGTGGGCTAAAGTTGAAAACAATTTATACAACCAAGCGGTCTACTATGAACCAACAAGATTAGCATCATACTATGATGTCGAAAGTATGGAATACACACCAGAAATCGCGTCAGCATTGGATACATATGCTGAAGAATCAACCACCGTTGATGAAAATGGTTTTATGTTACAGATTTATTCTGATTCACCCAGAATAAAATCTATTCTAGCGGATTTATTTAATAACGCTCTTGACATCAACACAAACTTACCGATGTGGACACGTAATACCGCCAAATATGGTGATAATTTTGTGTTTTTGAAATTAGATCCTGAAAAGGGTGTTGTAGGTTGTTTACAACTACCTAACATTGAAATAGAAAGAATTGAGGTAGGAATGAAAGGTAGAGCAACCTCAGGATTTGGAGCAGCACAAGCATCCAACGCCGATACAAAAAGTTTAACATTTACTTGGAAAAACAAACAACTGGATTTTAATAGTTGGGAAATTGCCCACTTCCGATTATTAGGTGATGATCGTAAACTACCTTACGGAACGGCGATGACCGAAAAAGCAAGAAGGATTTGGAAACAATTGGTATTAGCTGAGGATGCGATGCTTGTTTATCGAACATCTAGAGCCCCTGAAAGAAGGGTATTTAAAGTTTATGTTGGTAATATGGACGACGCGGATGTTTATCCATATGTCCAAAGATTTGCACAACAATTTAAAAAAGATCAGATTTCAGACCCAAAAACTGGTAATGTTGACATGAGATTCAATCAGATGGCGGTAGACCAAGACTTTTTTATCCCTGTTAGAGATCCTTCAGCACCTACACCAATTGACACTTTAGCTGGTGCTCAAAATCTATCAGAGATTGCGGATATCGAGTACATTCAGAAAAAACTCTTGACGGCACTTAGAATTCCAAAAGCATTTTTAGGATTTGAGGAACCTGTTGGTGATGGTAAAAATTTATCACTACAAGACATTCGTTTTGCAAGAACAATCAATAGAATTCAAAAGTGTATGATTTCGGAGTTGAATAAAATTGCTATCATTCACTTGTTTTTACTTGGTTTTGAAGATGAACTTGGTTCATTTCAATTATCACTAACTAATCCATCTAAACAAGCAGATTTACTTGCGGTAGAAGTTTGGAAAGAAAAAATGTTATTGTATAGAGACGCTGTCACCAAAATTGAAGGTATTGCACCAGTATCTCAAGCTTGGGCTAAAAAACACGTTCTTGGATTTTCAGATGATGAAATCAAACTTGATTTACAACAACAAAGAATGGAAATGGCGGTATCTGCAGAACTCACAAATACACCTAATGTTATTAACAGAACAGGTCTCTTTGACAATATTGATAAGTTGTACGGAAAACAAGTAATGAGTGGAGAAACATCAACCACAGGTACAGCACCTATGGGTGGTGTGGAACCATTACCTCCTGCTGGTGGTGGATTTGGTGGTGAAATGCCATTACCAGCCCCAGCACCAGCACCAGAGGAGCCTACATTAGCACCAGAAAGTAGGAAAAAAACACCAAACATAATCTTAGAAAGGATGGGAATAGAAAATAGAGAAGAAATAGATTTTGATAAAGGTGAAAAAATATTATCATCAATTCAAAATGAGTTGGACAAATTATCGGATGAAACTATTTAACAAATAAAAAAACTATGAAATTCGGAGAACTATTTTCAGCAATCGAAAGCCATTTGCTATCCTCTTACGAGAAAGGAATTTTTGAATCACAAATAAATGGTTTCAACAATTTGGTACTTAAAAATAAAGAATTATCATCAATATTCTATCTTTACAATCAATTGGACGAAACCAAGTCTTTAGATCGAGAGTCTGCTGAATTATTAATTCAAGAAACGGTTAGACAAATTGAAAATATCAAACCTGACGTAAAAAAGAAATTAGTGGAGCTATGGGTGAAAGATATAAAAACTGAGAATGTCTACGAAGACATTGATAATTTGATTTACACAGATATTACAAATTTAGTAGAAACAGTACAGTCCAAAAAGAAATTGATTTCAAATCTTACAGAAACAGTTCAACCAAAAGAAAAAGTTAATATACCAATAACAACTCTTTTCAAAATCGCAAATAGAACAACATCAGAATATGTTCAAAGTTTGGATGAGGACACGAAAAAAGAATTAGCAAATATCCTTACCGAAGATATTGAGGTGTTAGAAAACAAATATACTGAACTCAAAAAAGACACAATAGAAAAATTAAGACAAAAATTGTCTGAGAATTCTGGTGAAGTTTTTAATAAAATTGAAGAAGTTCTTTATCAGATCGACAGAGAATCGTTTGACAGGATTAATTACGTGAGGTTAAAGTCCTTATCGGACAATTTGTAATCTCAGTTCTCCGCGTCACGTTTTCTTTGAATGAACTGAGCCTTCAAAACTTCCTTTCTTCTTTTTTGAGCCTTACTCTCAAAAGAAAGTCTTGACAATAATCCTTCATTTTGTTTTGTTTTGATAATTTTTCCTTTTAATAATTTCAAGGATTTATCAAGACTAGATGTTCCGTTTACTTTAATTTTAATCATGTGCTATAAATAATACAAAAGTTAAAAAAAATTTGATTTGTATCAATAATTGTGTTATTTTTTTGTCAAAATAAACGAGTATAGAATATGGATAAATGAAAAAAGGCAAAACCTGTAAATTGAACGGATTTACAAGATTGAAAAGTACGTATGGAACAGTAGATTCCAAAACATTTAAATCTTTGTATTTGAACATACAAAGTTGGGTGACACCTCAAAAAAGTGTCGAAAATTGGTCAAGAGTGGTAAACATTCTGAATAGAGAAATAAAGGAGACCATAAACGAAATTTTAGATCTTACATTATTACAACCAAAATTTATTTTAGACCTAGACCTTAGAACCAGTGGATTAGTTGTCGGGAAAAAAAGTTTTATGAATTTGGAAATAACATTCTTCGTGGCGAAAAATATAGAATTCAAATCAACATTACTAAAAACACATCTTCAAAATCTGACATCACTTATAAATTCACACAATTTTACCAAAAACACTTACTTTAAATTTGAAAAAACAAAGAAACTGAAAACAATTGATATTATCTAATATTTATCAATAAATTTTTTTATGAAAATATTAGGGCCAAACGAAGTAGGTAAAGGAATTTTAATTGAAATGGATGCTGGATATATTTCAGCAACTGATGAAAGAAATTTAAAAGTAATTCAAGAACAGAAAACTCAATTAGATCATTCTAAACCTTTTGAATTTTATGCTGTACTTCAAAAGTACAACACACCAAACAGAAATGGTAGAGTATATCCTGAAGAAATTCTCAAAAGAGAAGCTGAGAATTATAGAAAATTAATCAAAAAAGGAGTAGCTCTTTCAGAACTTAATCACCCAGAATCTTCACTTATTGATTTAGACCGAGTATGTCACATTATTACTGATTTATGGTGGGAAAACCAAATGCTTTTAGGAAAATTAAAACTATTGACATCACCGGGTTTTCACGAGAGAGGTATAGTTTCAACAAAAGGAGACCAAGCGGCTAACTTACTTAGACAAGGAGTTACTTTGGGTATATCCTCAAGAGGTGTAGGATCCTTGAAAAAAGTAGGTGAACAAAATGAAGTACAGAAAGATTTTGAATTAATTTGTTTTGATTTGGTATCATCACCCTCAACACCAGGAGCGTATCTATTTTCGAATATTGATGATAGATATTCGTTTGATGAAAATATTGAAGAAGAAAAAAGAATGAGACAAATATCCACAGAATCATCAAATAACGGTAATCCTATGTATCGCTCTATTGACTTAATGAATAAATTGAATAACTTTTTAAAAAAATAATTTATGGAAGAATCAAAGTATTTTGTATCAAAAATACAATACGATCTACCCGATGAAAATTCAGGTAAGATCAAAAAGATCACTGAAATGAAACTTGTACGAGCAATTTCAGTTACAGATGTTGAAGCCAAGGTGACTGAAAAGTACCAAGGCTTCCAACACGATTGGCGAATAACTTCGGTAATCGAAAGTAAAATTGACGAAGTGATCGAGTAAAAATTAACCCCACCAATGAGTGGGGTTTTTTTTTGGAAAATTTTTTTACAACAAATATTGTAAAAATCAATATTTTTTACGCTATGGGTATATTTATATGGAAAAATTTAATATTTCTATGGCAGACAAAAAGTCATTAGTAGAGGAAGCACTTCTTCAGATGAAAAATCTTGAAGATGTTGTTACTGAAAACGCAAAAGGAATACTTGCTTCGACTATGAAGGAAGAAATCTCTGAGTTGGTAAAAGAGTCTTTGAAAAACAAGGCTAAAAATAAATTAAAAGAACAAGACGAACCAGATACTGATCCTGATGACGTGGATGTTGATCCTGATGACGTGGATGTTGATTCTGATGACATGGATATGGATCCTGATGACATGGATATGGATCCTGATGACATGGATATGGACCCTGATGACATGGATATGGACCCTGATGATGAAATGGATATGGACCCTGAGGTTAATATTGACATTGAAGACGATGTGGTGGAAATCCCAGACGACGCTTCAATGGAAGATGTTCTTAGTGTATTCAAAAAAATGGGGCCGTCAGATAGAATAATCGTTAAAAAAGAAGGTGATAAAATTCACCTTGACGACGAAGATGAAGATGTTGAATATATCATCTCAACTAACGAATCAATTTCAGAAACAGACACTATGTCAGATACGGATTTAGATCAACTTATGAATGATATTTTCTTAGGTGAAATGGACGAAGATATGGGTGAAGATGATTACAGTGATCTTGGCGAAGATATGGATTACATGATGGATGACGACACTCTTGGTGAAGATATGGGTGGAGATGATTACAGTAATCTTGGTGAAGATGACGAAGTTGTATATGAAATTTCAATGGACAAAGACATGGACGAAGACATGGACGAGGATCTTGATGAAGATATAATGGGTTACAGTGATCTTGGTGAAGATGACGAACCTGTATACGAATCAAAGTTTGGTATGAAACCTATTATGTTTTCTGACTGGAAATCAGGAAAAAAATTGGGGTCTAAAACTGAAACTAAAGAATCTACTACAACAAAACCCAAAGAAAAAGAAAAGGTTGAAACTGGTAAGGAAAAATCAAAAAGTCCTTTCCATAGACCAGGTGAAAAAACAGCACCTAAAGCTAAAACAGAAACTAAAGAAGGTATGGGTAAATTCAAACCAAAGGGTACTGGAATGAATCTTTCTCCAAAGAAATTTGAATACAAAGAAGGAAAGAAACATGACATATCAGCGGTTGAAAAAAGAATTGCTGGAGCATTCTCAAAAGGTGAAACTAAAGAGGCTGCTAGAACTCTAGGTAATGGAACAAGAAACTTTGGTCCAAGAAAAGGTCTACCAAAAATGAAAGTAATTCCTAATTCTGCAGTTAGAGAAGAAGTTGAATCTTTGAG